CTCATGCGCCTCGACTGCCAGTTTGACCATTTCCGAGACCACCTCAACAAGCGACTCCCACTCATGCGCCTCGACTGCCAGTTTGACCATTTCCGAGACCACCTCAACAAGCGACTCCCACTCATGCGCCTCGACTGCCAGTTTGCCATCCACCTGCTCAATCATTACATACTCACCTGCGCCCTCGTCTCGTAACGAGACGGTAAACGCCCTTTCGTGCAGGAAGTTTTCATCCTCTGGGGCAAGCTCCATCGCTGTGATTCGTTTGTTCAGTTTCATTCTCTCATCCTTTCGTTCTGCAATCGTTCGTATTCTCGCGGATGCTCCTCCGCGCATCTCCAGCACCATGCTCTGTCACCGCACCACAACGTCTCCGCTGCTGTGACTGGTTGAAGGCATTGCTCACACAGTTCCAGATCGGTCATTCCGCACCTCCTCACCTTTTTCGCAGTGTTCGCGGTCAGCAGCTCTCGGAACACCCAGACTCATCAGCAGGTCGAGTAGATTAAACACTTTCCGCAGATCGGAAAAATTGATGAAAAACGTCTGCTCGTCAGGCGTCACGATTCGCACCTCCATCGTTCCGTCAACAGGCGAAAAAACAAAAACCGAGTTGTCGGAAGGCACCCAGTCTTCGCCGAGCGTATACCGTTCAGGAATTTTGATTTCGATATTCATTCCGCACCTCCATACGCACGCTGCACCTGGTCGAGGTAGTCCTGTTTAGTTTTCGGAGCGATCATCGTTGCCCCTCCCAGTTGCTGGCGTCGATGACGCCTCCGGTCTCATTTGCGCGGTCAGCTATGCTCGCTCCCAGCTCAGTCGCCAGGGCGGCACGGTCATGGTTGCTTATCAGCAACGTCGAGGTCATGTCGCGGTAGCGCTGGTCGCACAGCTCGAACAGGATGCCCATGAGCCAGTCGCCCTGCGGAACCTTGCCAACCTCGTCGATGACCAGGAACCGATGGCGCCGATAGTCAGCCATCACCGATGCCTCCGTTTTCGTGCGGTCATCCCATGTCGCCTTGAATTTCTGACTCAGCCCAAACAGCGTCGTGTAGTGGACGGTCATCGTCTCCGCAGCTTTTTTCATCAGCTCACAGCCCAGCTGCGTCTTGCCTCGGCCGCGTTTGCCGCAGCACAACACCAGGCACCCCTGGTCGATGATTGGCTCCAGTTTCGCGTAGGCCTCGCTCCAGCCCTGGGCAGGCGACGGCGCCGTCAGCCGGTGCCGTTTAGGCATGCCGCTGCCATCTATGCGTAGTTGCTGCTGGTAACGGTCGACGCCGGTTTCCTCCTCCGGCGCCCTGGTAGGCATCGCCGCCAGGCGTGCGCCCCAGCGCTCGATTATTTTTTCCATGTTGTCGTTGCTCATAAGTCTCTAATCTCGAATTTTTCCTGTTGCTCCCTGGACTCCGGTTTTTTGGACGCCGTCGCCCACTGCTCATACCGGCGCTTCCAACCGCTCATCGCGGAGTGCCAGGATTTCATTTTGTTTTTACCAACCCTCCAACCGTTGCTCTCGTAGTAATCGAAGAAGGCCTCGGCCTGGTCTTGACTCAGGCCAATGACCTGGGCGCGTGCCATGACGTCGACCATGTTTGGAATGCCCTTTTTCTTGATAGACACATCTCCTGCATCTGCATCTGCCTCTTCTTCTTCTTCTTCTTGTCGTGACAAACGTGACATGTCACGGCTGTCACGCGTGACGTCACGCTCTCGTTGACGACGTTTGCGCTGACGGTCCAGCTCGCGTTTGCGCTCGGTCGCCATGCGTTCGCGGTATTTTTTGTGGTTCACAAGCTGCCACCCACCTTCGACCTGGACGATGCGTCGACCCTCCATGTCAGGAGTGCGGCTGTGCTCGTCTGGTGCCTCGAGCAGGGCGATGGCCTCCTGGCAGCTATCGAGTGAAACGCCAGCCACCCTGGCTAGGCCAGGGACCGACGCCAGGACGACTCCGTCGGCGTTGCTCAATGCAAGCATAGTGATCCAGACGATGCGCGTGCTGTCGCTCTGGACCCATATCGATGACGTCACCAGTGATGAAAACAGTTTGACGTAGCCCTCGGTCATCGCAGCGCCCTCCTAATTTTTTCGGCGTAACGCAGCGTGGCTGTCTTCCGGTGACCTCTGGGTCCACCGTTGTGGATCCTGGCCAATGTCACGTAGTCGCCGGCCCTGTAGGCCTGGGCGGCGTAGCGGCGCATGTAGGCGTCAACGACCTTGGCCGCGTAGGCCAGGTCGACAACGTCCTGGTATCGGCCGCCGATGCTCCGGTCATACTGGACAGCGTCACGCCAATATGCGTGATGGATCTGTAATGGCCCCAGGGCGCGTCCTCCGTCGCCTCGTATGGCCCCCAATCGACCACTAGTCTCGACCTGGTGCAGGGCGCGGATGAATTCCGGCATGCCGCCGGCGTGCGCTGTAGCAGTGATGACTGCCACAGCGATTAATGTGATGAAGAATTTCATGGTGTTGCTCTTACTGGCGCGGCCAGGTTCATAGTAACCCAGCCGCGCCGAATGATTAGAACGGAACGTCGTCGTTCTCCGCCTTCTTCTCGAATGGCTCGCTGATGCTGACGTTCAGCATCTTCTTGCCGGTTTTGCTCTCCTTGTTCCAGCCGGCCAATCGCAACTCTTCGCCGCGCTCGATGCGGCCGATGAGGCTTTTGTCGATCAGGATGGGTCCGCTCCAGTCAGGCTGCGCGTCACGTTCTTTTCGGTCGTTGACGAACAGGGTGCCGGTGTTGGGTTTTCTCTCGTAGGTGTTATTCATTGATTTTCTCCGGTGTGTATTTGTTGATATGCTGCCACAGTTTCAGTGTCAGGTTGAACGTCTCCAGTTCGTGGCTGACTGAATCCGCTTTGTGGTAAATGGTGATGAACTCCCCAGGCTCATGCGCGTTTATGACGACGTTTGCCACACGTTCGGCGCCCAATACCTTGCCGTAGGCTGCCAGTTGCGCGGTCCACTCTGGGTAGACCTGTGGTTTTTTCCACTTCCCCTTCGCATCCTTTCGCAGCTGTTTGGTTTTAAAATCGAACAGCGTCTTGACTCCGTCCTGGTCAACTGCGAACAGGTCGGCGCGGCCGGCGTAACCATCGCCGACGACGACGGCCTCCTGGCTGATCACCTCCTTGACGTTGTCCGCAAACCACTGGCGAGCGAACGGTATGTAGGGTTGCACGCGCTCGTCGCAGACGATGTTTTCGTAACCATCGCCGACGTCCTCGATCATTTTGTGGACGGCGGTGCCGAACTCAGCTGCACGCTGCGTGACCTCGTCACTCTCCTGGGCGATTCGCCGTCCCCAGTCCTCGTCTGTTTCGTTCTCCTGCCGCTCCGATGTGATCGCGGCCAGGATGGCCATGTCTTTGATCCAGGTCGTCAGCGCCGGCTTGGCCTTGATTCCCAGAACATTGGTGACACTGGGCAGCAAGTTCAGTTTGCGGCAATCGGCGATGGTCGTGTTCCGCTCGCGGCCGTTTTTTCCGATCACCGTGTGCATCGGCTCGCCGGCCCTGGTGTAGTAGTGACTGCCGCCACCTCGTTTTCCAAACATGCTCATCGGACGGCCCTCCTCATGGACTGGACAGTCGATTGATAGTTCTCCGCGTAGCGCAAGGCGTAGTCTGTTCGAGACTCACCTGGGTGCGGCGCCAGGCGCACAGCCAGCCTGTGGTTGTTGTGCCGGAGCAGGCCCAGGTAATACATGCTGCCAACGGCACGCCGGCTCTCGTAGTAAAAATCCTTCATGCCATCGCCTTTCGCATGAGGGACTCGATCCGGTCGTGGACGATTTGCAGTTTGGCCTCCGGCAGACTCTGGATGACCTGGTCCTGCTCGAGGAAACCGATCTCGCGCAGGTAACTAGTAACCTGCTCGCGATGGTTACCCAGGCGCTCGAGCACAGCGTCGAGCATGGTCGGTTTTGACTCCTGGTTTTTTTCCTGGCTCTGCTGCTGCTGGTCGATGGCTCTCTCCACCTCCTCGGCAGAGGCTACAGAGCCGTCGATGCCAACGCCCAAAATGCCGGCCGCACGGCCGATGGCTGACGATTCAGCATTCTCCAGGTAGGAGGTTTTGTTGATGCGGCTGGCATTCCGGTCCTCAAACGCGTGGCCGGTGGATAGCAGGTGTCCGCTGCCGTCGAAAATGCACGCCTTAAACACGCACGTGTCGTCGCTGTAGTGCAGCAGCTCGGTCGTTATCGACCAAGATGGCTTATTCACGCGGATCCATTTTATCCGCTCGTTTACCTGGACGTAATCGCGTCCATGTATGTCGATGGTTTTCAGTTTCTCTGACATGTTGTTTTTTTCTAACGTCGGCCTGTTGTTGCTCGCGGCGGTCGGCTGGCCTTGGTCACCGGCCGTCGCATTTTTTCTACAAAATCAAATCGCCGCGTAGTGCGGCAAACCAATGTGAGGCCGGCATGCAGACGACCGGCTCCTGCCGGCTCTCCTGCCAGACCACAGCGTAGGGTTTATCTCCGGCGTCCCTGGACGCCTGATCTAGAGCAGCACGCAGCCTCAGTCGCTCAGTGGTCTTGATCTCAAAATGAATGTCCAGGTCTGGACTGTCTACGTCCGGCACCTGGTCGCCGCCTCCCCTGGACTGCATCCAGCCGGTGCGCTCCGCAGAAAAACCAGCTTCGCGCAGCTGGTCCCTCCACCGGCGCTCGCCTCGCTTACCTTTGTCTCGGCTGTTCAGCGCCATGTCCGCCCCTTTTGCTCGCCTGCGGCAAACAGTCGGTCGATTTCCGATTCCGGTATGCGGACGGCGCCGCAGATCTTTGAGTAGCGGACAGTTCCGTTTGCCAGCCAACGTTTGGCTGTGGAGAGTCCGATCTGGAGGCGGTCGGCGAACTGCCGAGTCGTGAGGAGGTTACTAGCAACCTGCATGCGATTATTCGGCACTAATCGAGACTGCGGATCAACCTTAATAGGTTGACATGCGTCTACTCTCCGTAGTCGCCCTCGTCGGACTGATCCTTGGGCATGCCCTCCGCCAGAAGCGCTCGCCGAACGAGGCCGGCGAGGCTGATGCCGTCCGCCTTCGCCTGCTTCACCAGCGCCTGGTATTGGCGTTTGGTGAGCCTCAGATTTAGCTGTACTTTGTCTTCGCGATGCTGGTTCGGCACTAACACTATCGTAAAGCATATTTCAATTTGGTCTACTTCCATTGACATTTGTTTTTTGACATTCGCATGCCAATCATTGATCTGCATGTCACGTCTGAACCCCTGTTTCGTTTAGCAGGGGGGGGGGGCTGTGTTTCTAATGTGTATACGCAATCCCCTTGGCCATAGATAGTCCTATGGTCGGATTTCCCAGTAGCGCCTGGCATCGCTCGGCCTAACAACCGCACGATAGTGGTTGTAGAGCATGGTCAGGTTGCCGCTGTGTCCCAGCATCATCGCCGTCTTTCCGGCGTCGTCATGCATGGCGACATGGTTGCTCGCCGCCGTGTGGCGCAGACCGTTGTGGACCGGCCGCACGCCGCTGCGGTCGAAGACGTCCTTGATGCGGCGCTTGTAGTTGACCTGGCCTAGGTCGCTGCCCTCGCAGGCGCGTAGCCATGCGACCAGGTTAGCGCTCATTTTGACGATGCGCCTCTGGCGCCGCACCTTGCCGATGACGGACAGCTCGCCGGCATCGAGGTCGATCCGGTCCCAGGAGAACCTAGCTGGGTCGTCGACCTCAGCTGTCCGCAGGCCGGCGAAGGCCTGGACGGCCAGCCTGGCACACATTCCCTTGTCGGTCTCCAGGGCGGCTCTAAGAAGATCCTCCACCTCTCCTGTGGAGTAGACCTCCACCTCGGCAGCGTTCTGCTTGCGTTTCTCTAAGGTCTCGGCCGCGTTCGAGTTGATGTGACCTTGCTTGCGGTGCCAGTTCAAAAACTGCCCCAGCACGGTGATGGTTTTATTCCACAGGCAGACCGACGCCTGCGACAAATTATTGTCCAGGTAAGCCTGGAGCATTCTTTTGTCAACGTCGGCGAGTTTGACGCCCTGGTGGGCGTCGAGAAAGCGCCCCAAGATCCAGCGCAAGCTTTTAATAGAGACGTCCTGTAACCCTGCCTTGTAGCGGCTGTCAATGTATGCGTCGTAAGCCTCCTCGAGGCTGAGTGTCGTTGCCGGCCGGTCGGCCAGGTGGCGCACGTAGTGCTCGACAGCCTGGGTCAGCTCGAACCCTCCCTGGCTGCACATGTCCAGGCAGCGCACGATCTCGGCCTGCCGCACCGGCGAAACGCCGGACAGCAGGTTGACTGCCTGCTGGCGCTCGCCCTGACGGCCGCGTACAAAGGCGTCGGCATCGCGACGATTTTTGAACCGCCGCCGAGTCTCCTTGCCACCGGCGTAGTCGCGCACCTCCCAACGAGGTGCGCCGTTGTAGGTGATTTCGTGGACAGTCACATTCCACCTCCCTCGGTGTGGCGCATAGTCCACAGCCAGTTGAGTAACCTGGCCTGACAAGTTTCATCCCTGTCGCGCAGATCGTTGCGGTGGACAACCTCCAGGTCCATGTCGACTAGCGGCTGCAATGCAGCCAAAATTTCCTGGGCGTCATCGCGGCTCCAGTAGACGGAGCCGCTGTTCCACGTCGCCGAGAAGTTAAAGTTGTCACCAATGCGGTGCAGGCAGCTGGAGGTTCCGTCGACCGCGACGGTGTAGCCCTTGCCGACCATCGCCGGCACGTTGCGGTCGCTCCGCGCCTCGCGAATGGCGCGGATGCATTTTTTGATCATTTGTTTCTGTTCCATGTTGTTGTTGTTCGTGGTTAAGCGATAAAGGTTTCGTTGCTGTGGATGACGTTTCCGTTGCGGCTGATCACCAGCCACTCCATGCCGATGGACGAGCAGTGACCGTGCTGGCAGTCCCATCGATACAGGGTTTCGCAGGCGCGAGATTTGGCTAGTTCAACCGCCCTCTTAGGCGAGCGGCAGATCGCCGCCCCCACATGTGTGGTGTGAGGGGTGACGATCTGTGCGGATGCAGAGTAGGTTGTCATGCTTCACCTCCGTTGTAGCGCGTGACATGTTTCATGCGCTCCAGAATTCTGGAGACACGCTCCTCAGATATTATGTCGCAGTCTGGCCAGCCCACTGGGTCCCAGTCTGGATCGCACCAACCTTCAGCGAGGTAGACAAAAATCGGATTTCCATATGCCCTTTCATCCGAGACCTCGCTAACACGCGGATCTTTCCTGACTTCATTCAGCGTCCTTGGTTGCATCACGCCTCACCTCCATGCTTCGCCCAGTTTTCCTCGATCCTAATGGAAACGTTTTCGATTTCATGGCGCAGCAAAACCAATGTCTCGCCGCCGCGCATTCCCTTGTTGCACTGCTCGAAACTACTTGCGTAGTTTTTGAGCAAAGCACTTTTGATACCTTGGAGCCTTCGGTTTTCCTGATGGATTTGTTTCGTTGTCATGTTGTTGCTTTCGTGTTGCCCCTGGCGTCATCACCAGGTTGCTAGTAGCCTAGGTTGCTAGTAACCGCTTGTCCAGCTGTTTTTTACACAGCCTACCTGTAAATTTGCAGGTCTGGATGAGACCAGTGGAGACCTGGTGGGACGTCGGAGGGGGGAAAACCTTAAAAAATGGAGCCAGCTGTCGGATTTGAACCGACGACCGGCTGTTTACAAAGAGATCTGAATTCGCTTGTTTCCTAGGAAATACGAGCGTCGACCTGTTTTTCTCAGGGGGTGAGAGTGTGTCTGAACACAGCCGGCCGGAATAAATTTTCAGGTCGAGTGAACCCAGAGCGGAGTGCGTTCGCCGACATAGGCGCCCTCGACGTTGAACGCGAAATGCTCTCTCGCGTCCTCGAAGGACATGCCCTGTTCGATGAAAATCTGTATGCACTTTTCGACGGAGTAGCAGAGCACCGTGACGTCGTCAATGGTGACGTAGCCGACGCAGGCGTCGTCGAGGCCGTCTGCCCTCAGCAGTGGCTCGTCCAGCTTGTCTGCCAGCTCATCGATGTCCAGTGGCATAGCGTGCGGTCTCCCTGCGTTTGGTCAGTTGCTCCAACAGCCTGGCAGCCTCTGCGCTGGCGCCGGCGAATGATCGGATTCCCATGATCGCCGTGTCGATCTGACAGCGCCAGGGGTTGGGCATCATCGCGATGAGTTTGGCCTGCTCCACCCAGGTGTTCATCTCGTCATCCTTACGCACAGTAGCGACGGACAGCCTCGCGCAATTCAGACTCGGTGCCGGACTCGGCCAGGCGCAGGAGCTTCTGGTGCTGGTCCTGGAGAGTCAGTGCGTAGGTCACCTGGTCGAGCGCCTCGTCCAGGATGTTCCTCGCCTGGGGCTTCAGATACAGCAGACCACCATGTTCTCGTTGGCCGATGGAATATTTTCGGACAATGGCGCTGCGTGCCTGGTCAGCGATCAACTCAGCGTGATCGTCTGCTAGCGCCTGGACGCCTTTCTCGTTCGTCGTCATGGGGGGACAATTTTGGACGAACGGACGGCGTTTGGAACGCGCCACTGTCGACACGTACCGACGTTGGACCGACATGCGGTTTTCGCGATGGCTTCGACGACGGCTTGTATGAGAAATCCTCGTATTCGCCGAACACAGCGTTTTTGACAAACACGGTGCCGCCGGCACTAAATGCGGCATCTCCACCGACAACAGGGCGGAATGTTTTTCGGTCGTAAAAATACGAATGACGCTTTGGATTCATCCCAACCTGCGTCCATGCCTCAATGCCGTCAGGCACCTCGCTGACTTTTTTGTATAGCCCCTCGACCACAGCGATTGTGCTTTTTGTTTTCTCCCCCTGCATTATCGCATAGGCAAACTTCTCGTTGACTACGAAATTAAGCGGACCCTCAACCAGAGCGTAGTTGTCGTAGCCAAGTGGAGGGCCGGCATTTTTTAAGGGGTTGGGGTGATCGTGAACCGAAACAACGTAGATGCCATTGCGTGTGAACGCTGGTATGTCAATTCGCAGGCCGACCCTTCGCCCATCCTCGACGTTGTTTTTAGCCAGCCCCATTGCTCGCTTGTTTTTGTCCAAAGCCTTCAGTGCCTCAGCCTCCGTCGGAATGTTTCGCATCTTGCCCTTCAACACAGGCAAAGGCACTGACCGTATAACCGGACCAGCGTCTCCCTGAATGGCTCCCATTCGGCCAGAAGGCTTGTAGTTTATGTCATTACTCGCCTCGTTGAAGCGCTCACTCAAAGGAATGACGTTGCCTGCGTCGTCGCGAATGATGGGGTCGGCGGATTTCACCTGGCTGGGGTCGAATATCGTGTAGACCTCCGCGATGTCAGGATCACTACCACGCTCGATGACCACACCGTCAAAGCCCTGGTCTTTGAAATCTGACACATCATCGGCGTCCCATTCAAAATGACGACCGTCCACCTCAGCGTTAAGGAGGTAAGGATTGGTAATCTTCAGGTAGGCAGATTCGGTTCGAGCACCCCAGGACTTTGTCCACTTTTTAACGTCCGAGAAGTATGCTGGCGTTTCAAACGTATCGAACTTGGGAGCATCCGTTGAATGAAACACCGGACCGTAATTATACCCTGCCGCCTTCGCCGCCTCATCGACCATCCTCTGCGCCGTCTCCATGTCGTCAGCCTCAATCGCTCGCATGTAGTCAGCGTCTGAAGGTTTCATGTTCATGTCCGATGAACGCAGTTCATCCCTGGTTTTACCAAGGTCCGCCAGGTAGACATCGTCGAGCAGCTGGTCACTGACTCCGCCATACAGGTCGTAGGTCAACTCGACCATGTTACGAATCTCCGTAAGCATGTTGTCCTCACCGATCACCGATCTCAATTCTCGAAGGATTTCATCCAAGGAACGTTTTTCGCCTCCGGTGAAATGCTGTTTCAATGGCAGCAACGGATTGACTTTGATTCCACGATCATCTCGCGCATCGATAGCATCGCGTTGAGTTGGCAGCGATGCGACATAGTCCGGCAGCGTGTAGTTCACCAGAAAATCGAGCCGGTCTCTCAGGTTTTTGTATTCACTCTCGTAGCGAGCGACACTATCCGCATCACCACGTTTGCGGCTGTTGGCGATCATTCTCAGGTGGCTGTCAGTGCTGAACCCAAACAGCATACGACGGACAAGCGTGTTTACGTGAAATCGTCGGTCAAAATGTTTAGGCATCGCGCCAATTTCACGTAAAGGCATTTCAGTGAATTCGACAACCGCCTGGTCAAAATCCCTGGCTACCTCCTCGGCCGCGCTAGGCTTGTATCTTGGTAGCCCTTCGTCCTGGATCTTTTGCCTGGTCGGCTCTGGGATATCAACGTAGTGCGCCTTGATTTTTCCGCCGTCGAGAGACGCTGTCCTGGCTTTGAGTTTCAGTCGCTTGAGCACCTTCGATTTCGGCAACATGCCGTCGTAGAATCCTTTCATACCCTCGCCACCAATGGTCAGCTCGTCGCCCTTGATGGAATGGACATGACGCATGTCTTCGGTGTTGACTATTTTGTCAGCGATGGCTTTGCCAAACATCTGTGACAGGCTTCGCGGTTTTCCGTCAATAGGTGACGTTGACATTTGGTCCGAATGATTGAACTCACCGGAAAACACCTTGTCTGTGCGACCTTCCCCCTGCCACGCATCGACGTAGATCCGGCCGGCCTGGCCGTAGTAGTAGCTGATCTGTCCGACCTTTTGACGCATGTCAGCCTCGTAGCGGAGCACTTGGTCGAACCCTCGCGTCCAGGCTATAGCGTCGTAGCCCATGGCTGATGCCATGGTCAATGCGCGGCGCAGTGTCAGGTCATGCCATGAAGACTTGAACGGAGCGTCCGGCACCGCTTCATTCCGTGGATTTAAAGAAAAACTTTTCTTGTAGCCATGCTCTCGGCCTGCCTGATGCCAGTCACTCTGGATCTCCTCAATGAACATGACGCGCTCACCGTTCGGTCCTCTGCGGTCGTCGAGTCTCATGTGTGCCAGGACATTCGACTCCTCGTAGTGACCACTTTCAAACGGTTCATTGACCATTTGTTTCGCATCCCAAGTTTTTCCTAGTGTCCCCCCATGCTTTGTGGCTATCCGATGCAGCTGCCGGAAGTCGTCCAGGTTCATACCGCGAAACAAATACTCATTTCCGCCATCCCTCACTACCGACATAACGCGTCCATCATCCAGACGGTCGACCAAACCGCTCTCTTTCGCCTCCTTCAGAAAAAGCGCCTCGCCCTCAACAGTCCTGAATTCCCCATATGTCGCATCTGTGACGTTCTCGAATCTCTCCGGCAGGCGTAGCAACACCTCGCGGTAGTTCACTGTGTCACCGAACGTGTATTCTATGTATTTCGGAGCCAATTCCTCGCCGCCCTCAACTACAGTCATGCCTGCATCCTCAGCCATTTTTGTCCGTGCGGCAGTGTTGGCCTCTTCAAATTCTCCAAGTACCACATAGTAAGCACTGTTACTCGCGTCATTTTCAGTACGGTAATCTCGTCCGTAAATCTCGTTGTTCCTGTATGCATCGTAACCGTTCAATGTTTTTTTGAACTCGAACTGCCTGTCTACAATTCTGTTTGCCACAATAGAACCGAGAGCGTCGCTGTCCTCTTTTGCAATTTCCCTGCTGCTTACAAAATCTTCATGCTTCATCACCTCCTCGATGACGATTTGGTTGGCCTCCAGGTGTTCGACAATTTCCTCCTGGGTAACTCGCTTCTTACCTTTGAGAAATTTATCCAGCCCCAGGTCGCGCAACTCCTCATCCTTGACTCCGTCACGCTTGAACGCAGCGATCATCTGATCACCGGTGCCGACCTTCTGCTTCAGCTTGCCGGCTGATCGTTCGGCCTGGCTGTACAGGTTCATCTCACCGGTCGAGGCCTTGGCGTGCAGCATCGCCGATTTGATTCCAGCATGCAGTGTGTTCTCGTCGTTCACCTTGTCCCACACGGCGTGATGCGTAAGCGTCTGGTAGTATGGCTGAAGGTTCTTCGGCATCTTCAATGCCATCTTCTCCTGCCGCTGCATGTGCTGTTTCAGCCGGTCCTTCGTCACGGCGATCTTTTTGCCGTAGTGCAATTTTTGCTGTCGGCTGTCCAGGGTTGGAATGTCTCCGCGCCCCATGAGCGTAGCCCAGAAGCCGGTCTTGGAAGCGCCGATGCCCTGGATTTTTTCTTCCGTCCAGTCGATGAATTTATCGGTCGGCATGTTGTCCAGGGCCGAGACCAACTCGTTTGCAATAGGAGAGAACTGCTCGGCTGCGAGTCGCATAAACTCGAGTTGCTTGTTCTGGAAACCGAAACCTCTGAACCGTTCGACCACTCCCCTGGCTGCACGTTCATCGAACTTACCCTTCTCAGCTGCGTCCAGGTAAGCTTGTCCGTCCTCGGTTTTCTCGAGCAGCATGGCGAACACATCCTCTGGTCGCTGTTTGCCTGAATCGATCTCCGCCTCCGGCCAATATTTCGTCACCGTCTTCGGTAGCACTGCCTGCCGTTGGAATGACGACTGAACGATTGTGTAGGCCTTGACCGCGTCCCTGGCGGTCACACCCTTGTCGTTCATCGCTCGCATGAACGCTCCGAATTTAGCGGCGCCGCTTGATGCAGGCAGCCGGTCCATGCCTACCTCTTTTTTTACGGCGGCAATGCTTCGCGGTTTAACGGTGGAGGCCTTGAAGTTGGCTCGACCCTGAGCCTCGGCATATGGTTTGAGCAGGTCGGCCTTCGGCTGGGCTGCCAACAGCGGCTGGGCGCCGATTGCCGCCTTCAGTTTGTCGCCGCCGACTTTTTTCAGGTTGGCATAGATCGACTTGTCCGACGTCAGGTGCCTGACGTTGTGGAATTTTTTGGTGTAGCCAATGGGCTTACCAAACACGGCCCCCTTGTAGGCGTAGTGCCTGGCGGTCGTCGCCGGCCGCGTGAGGTCCATCTCGAAAACGCCGATAATGTCGCCATACTCGACGGAGTTGTACAGCGGATCGTTGAAGCGGTCGGCCATCGAGTCGAGGTCCATGCCGACGGATTTCAAAACCTCTGCGTTGAGTTCAATGCCCTTGTTTACGTTTGAAAGTTTTTTCGCCAGAAAGCCGGTGAAGGCATCGTAGCGGATGCCATCCCTGCCGGCATTCTTTTTGAAGGAATCGAAATCGTGAATGTTGTCATACTTCGCAACCTTCGTGAGAACTTCCTTTCGGTTCCCCTTGTAGTTCTTCACCGAGTCGATGGTGAACTTGAACAATTCGTCCACCTGTTTTTTGGTGAACACACCAGACGCAATTGCCTGGTCAAAGTTCTGTCCGATAAGCTCAATGGATGTTCGGTTCCCCAGCGAGGAACGCCGGTGAGTCGCAGCCACCCCAACCAACACAGATTTCGCGTTTGGAAAATACTTCAGAGCGCGGTCGATGAATTTCTGAGCATTATCTATGTCCGTAAACGCCCAGACCTCACCTGTCAGACCGTTGTAGAGGTCCATGTAACCTATGCCGCCCTCGCCCTGGATGCTACCCACTACCTGGCGCCCAGTCGGACCTACGAGAATGTCGCCTACTCGCATCAGGTCAGCCGGCAGCATGAGCATGTTCCGGTCCCTGTGATCATACAGGTTGACCTTACCTGACGCCTTCATGTTGGCCAGGATCTCACCGCTCAGTTTCACTGGGCGCTCCTGGTTGGGGTTGTCAATTTTTACGACGCCATCACCGACCTTGACCGATGGGTCGGCGGCTGTGGGTTTGAGATTCCGTTGGCCGGCGAAATAGGCCTCCTCCGAGAATGGCATGACCTCACCGGTAGCCTCCCACCTGGTCACGCGATCTAGCCGGTAATTTTTAATGGCATAGTCCTTGTCACGCTTCGCTGCGTAACCCTTGCGCGGCGAACGGACGCCAGTCCCCCTGGCGGCGGATGGGACAGTGCCAAGAACCTCGTAGAAGAAATTTCGCTCCTCAACGCTCCCCAGGGCGGAAGCCGTATCGGCTGCCTCTTCGCCCTTCATCAGTTCCTGGAGGTATACATCACGAAACCGCTCGAAAGCCTGTTCGTCGGTCGCGAACAGGTTGTTTTTGTCTGCCTTGCGTGCCTTCGCGATGCGCCGGCGGATCGCTTTGACGTCCAGGGCGCGGAAATAGATACCACCCTCCTTGCTCATTTTCAGAGCAAAGGGAAGCAGTGTTTTGTCGTCCCATCCGGCAGTCCGGTAGACTCGCCGGTTCGGATTCTTGTGACCGCTCTTTGTCGCTGTCCAATAAATCGATGACAGGACAGTGCCGGCGTTTCCGTCCAGGCTTTCAACCAATGCCTTCGACAGCTCGAGCTGCTCCGGCGCCAACACATCTCCGATTGCATCCAGGATTTTTTTACGTTGCTCGGAATCGCTCTGCTTGATGGCTTTACCGATGTTGGCTGCGCCATCCTCGTCACCGTCAATTAGGATTGATTCATCGACGCCGAGTTCCTCGAGCTTCTTGCTGATGCGCTCATGCTTGGCAGAGTCTGCCTGCTCGACCTCCGTCGGAGTCATCACGCGGCCGACCTTGCCGCCCTGGGCTGTGAAAATTGAACGCAGGCCGACGTCGTAAAGTTGCTGGAAGTCTCCCTGTTTTTTTCCGGTCAGAGTGACCTTGTTTTTTCCGCCATCATCGGACGACTTGGTTGTTTGGTATAACTCTCGAACGAAGCGGTCCAGCGTCTTGTTTCGGTAACGGTTGGCCGGCAAACCCTGGTCGGTTTTTTTGCCTTTGCCAAAGCCGGTCAACACATCCTCCGACGCCTCCGCAAAACGGAACGCATCGTCGAACGTGTCACGCATGCGTCCCTCGAACATCCGGCGGACATGGCCCAGCATCATTCCGACGGCGCTCTTGTGTTGTTTGGGAGCCAGGCTGTTGTTGTAGCGCAGCCTTCCACGCCCCAGGATTCCACCTCGGTTGAACAGCGAGTAGGCCGCGTAGTAGGCCATGAACTCGTTTGCGATCTCAGCCCTGGCCTGCCTGACCTGTTCGGTCACCGGACCGTCAGTGAACGCCTCCGCGATGTATCGGTTCCACAACTCCGGCTGCCGGACGTTGAGTCCGTATTGTGTGGCGAACCGTTTGAGGGCGCCCTGATCGATGACAGGGTTGGTCAGCTGTTTTCCGTCCGGCGTTGTCTCGCCGAATAAATGTGCGACAGCCATGGACAACTGCTGCTCACTCGAGACAGTCTTCAGCATGACATGCGCCAACTCATGCGCCGGCGTGTCGGCCTGCGCCCTGGCTATGTCGATGACGATGGTCGGAGTCTCACCGTCCAGGTAGTACACACCCTCGAAGCCTTTCGAGCCGCCAACCTTTTTCAGGCTCAACGGCAGGTCCATGGTCTGGCTGTCGATATACATCAGCCGCCCACCGTTCGCCGTCAGGGCATGGTGGACGTCAGCCATGAGTGTCATGGCGCCTCTAATTCCATCCTTCGGATTCGCACCCTGGCCGGCCTCCATGTACTGCCCCAGGCGCCTTGCCAGCTCTCGCTGGTTGCTCACCTCAAACTGGGCCGGCGTGCTGGACTCGCGGCCCATGAGTCGGCCGGAGAATCCCTCGGTCACCTGGATCCGCATGGCGTCAGGCAGTGCCTCGAGGTAGGTGTCAAAATCACCGACGATCCGCGCCTGCTCGACCGCGCCGGTCAGGTGGCTGAGTGTGCGACCGACGCCAGCCATGACGCCGCCCATTGCCACGCCTCCTCCTACGCCACCAGCGAGGCCTCTGTCGCCGTCGTAGACGTAACCCATGCCACCACCTATCAGGGCGCCCTGCGCGGCACCCAGGGCCATTCTGGGGGCCAAATCGAGGGCTGTGTCGCCGCCGGCAAACAGCGCCGCCCTGGCTAGCTGCTGGCTGACCATAGATCCAGCCAGGTTGCCGTAGGCCTGGTTGAGGATGGACATTCGGCTCGGCTGAGTGAGCGCCGCCTTGCCGGCCGTCTCGAGGATCTCGCCGGTCGTCTTGGCTGCGGCCGCGCCGGCGAGGATTTTCGCCGTCGTCGCGATGACCGGACTGCTGGCCGTCATGCCCAGGCCGGCAGCTGCGGTCTGGATGGGTTTCTTCAGACCGCTGGCAGCCTCAATTCCAGTGGCGACCTTGTCAGCGGCGCCAGTGATGCCACCACCTGCCTTTTTCAAGCCGGCGCCCAGCTTGATCGACCCCTTCGCTGCAAGCGTCTCGGCTGCCGTTGACATTTTTGCAACGGCTCCAATCCTGGATATTTTTCCGAACTGCCCCAGGAACGGAACGAGGCTTGTAACGTCAGCGACAGACGCTACGCCTTGGACAAATTTATTGTTCACGTACTCCTTGGGGACAACGAGAGTGTCGTCGCCGGCCAGGAGTTCCATCGAGCGCTTGCCGAACTCACGCGCCTCGAGAAACTGGTTGTATTCATCCTCCAGGTTGATGTTGTCCAGCGCCCAGGATTTCAAACCGAACGCGATGCTGTCTGGGTTTTGCGACTGAGCCACCATCTCCCACATTCCGCGAGACCCCTGGGCAAACCCTTCGACGACGCCTGGGAAACTCTCGAGCTGCAATGAGTTTTTCAGGCCGGCGCCAACCGTGTTCAGCATGTGTCGAAAACCTGTCGCCATGGTTTCCTTCCAGTCAGTCTCACGTTGGCCGTTTCGCATCCACTCGCTGTATGTTGCGTAGTCGTTGAACGTCGGCACGTAGTCAACGTCCTCCTGGAGACGTTGCTCAACATCCTGGCCGCGCACAGGAAACTCCCTGTCGACGACCTCGCGAATCTCCTCGTCAGTAACCCCTTGGGGAAAATCAATCTCCCCTCGGCCAGCGATAGTTACGGTTGGCATTTAGTTTGAGCGTCGGATTTGAATGGTTCGAGGGTCGTTAGAAAAAATCTGCATGGTCTGCCCCTGCTGATCCTGGCCGACAGGTTTCCTGTCGTAGCCTGCGAAAATGCTTTCGTCGTATGGAAGCCCCTGTGCTCGTCGCACCAGGCTCTCACGCACCAGCCGTCGCAATTGTTTTTTGCGCTCAATGTTCTTCTGGCTGTCGCCGATGGTCGGAAAATACTGACGCCTGGCGCTGTCATATTCATGGTTCGCGATAGCTGCACCTGACCGGTCACGTAGTGCCGCCTCGATCCACTTGTCGCGTGCGTCGATGTAACCGAGAACCTTGGGGTCGCTAATGTCGGAGCGAGGAATATACTCCTGCGCTTTTGTCATCACGGCGGTCTGGTCGACGTCACCCATATTCTCGATCTCGTTTTCCATTGTCGCCATCTCGACGACGTAGGTCTGCGCCTTGGCCATAGCCTCAGTCGGTCGCTGTGACTGCTGGGTCTGTTTTATGTCGACGATCTTGTCGTTGTGCTTGATGGCCAACATGCCCATGCCCAGATCTTCAACCTCGACGCTGTCATCCAGGCCTGAGCCTGCGGCGGTTTCTACCGCGCCCAGGACTTTGGGGTCGCTGACCCCTAGCTGGGACAAACGTTCGGCGACCCTCTTGCGCCGATCACTGCGAATGTCGCTGGTGTTTCTCGGCACTGACGTAGTGCCAGTCTCCACCACCATCCTGCGCGGCTCGAGCTGTCGAGTTATCGTCCGGCTTGTGGGTTTTTCAGGCATGCCGCGTGCGACGATTTTTTCGGCATCGGAGATGACTTGATTGTATGCCTGCTGATCCAAGTTCAAGTTACCTGGGTCCACGCCCTGCGGTGGATTGTATGGAGAGATGGAGCCATCATCGTTAAACTGGAACGCAGGCTGCGGTGATTGCGTTGGCGTTCCTTGCAGCAATCTTTCGAGTATTTGTTCAGCAGTGATCGTTCTCGGATCTACCTGTTGAATAACATTGGGCGGCGGTGGTTGAATTTGGCCAGACCGCACGCCTTCGGAATACATGACGGCGCGTTTGTAGCGGTCGACGGCATCATCGTACGCCTCGAGTTCAGCTGCCGACGGCTGAATAGTCTCGGACTCGCTGGTCCTCAGATCGTCAGGTGTCACGCTGGCCAGCTGTGACATCAGCGCCTGGGCGGCTTCCGGCGAGATGTAACCTGGAGCGCCGCTGTCTGTTGTTTGAGCCGCCTCAGCCAGGTTCATGGCATCGTCGAATGACAGGTTTTGAGTGGTCGGAACCTGGCGTTCCGTCGGCACCTGGCTGGCAGACTTGAATGCGTCGGCGATACCCTGTTCCAATGCAGCCCTTTTCTTGGCGGCATCCGTGGCGGTTGTCATCTGCTGGGTTTGCGATTTGGTAAAATCGAGCTTCGCCTGGTCAAACTCCGCCTTAGCTTTCTCGGCAGCCAACTTTTGTTTCTGCGCCGCGTCGAACGCGAGGGAGGCGAACAGTGCGCGTTTACCTTTTCGCCCTAACTCATCATCCTTGAATCGCCTGATGAGCTTCGCCTGCTCGCTTTTGTCCTCGTTGTTATTTATCGCTTGCAGCTCCTCCTGTGACAGCGCAGCGATCATGCTCTCGACCTGCGGCGTCAGGTAGGCACTCTCGTCCTTCGCCTTTGCGTATTCAGCCAAGCCCTCGGCAATGCTGTCGCCGACGCTGGAAATTCCTCGCGCCAGGTGGCGACCAGCCTCTGAGGCTGTCTGCATGTAGCCAGCCGGCAGGAACGAACTCTGCCCTCGGTAAGGTGATATGTAAGATGCCATTTTTAGTTGAACAGTCCTGTCACTCCGGCTGATCCGATCTTGCCGATGGCTCCCATCGCGGCGCCGGTCATGGCGGCTCTGTTGTTTGCGGTTGCGGTTCTGGCTGCCATATTCCCCTGGTAGTTCTGGTTGTAAATATCAGCGGCGTACTGGCCCTCAGGGTTGTAGAGTTTTTGACCGATTCCCTGGCTCATCTGGTAGCCCTGCGCTCCGACATTCTGCATAGCCGGAAACACTTGGGAGGGGCGCCCCAAGACAGCCATGAATGGGTCACCGCCGGTCGCCTGGTTGATGCCAACCATGCTCTGTGCGAATGCCTGGCGCTGTCGTCGCAGCTGGTCGGCCTGGAGGGCTGTCAGTGTCGCCTCGTCGGCCAGGTCGTTGATTCCATAGCCCATTCCTCGAGCAGCCTGTCCAGCACGAATGCCCTGCTGAACCTCGCGGCGTAGAGATGGGTCGAGCGTGGCGCCTGCCGCCAGTTCGTCCTTTGCCTGCTGGTTAAGCATGTCGAGGATCTCAGCGTTGCCGGTCGACTTCCTGAGAGTGTCTGCCACCGGCTGTGCGTAGTCCTGGATGGCCTGCATCTCGCCTGCAATACGAGCCTGGCGTTCCTGAGCCTCCAACTCCGACAATGCTGGCTGGAGGTCTTCTCGGTAAAGTGAAATCAAACCTTTGCTGGACCGGTCACCGGTCAGCATCTGGTTCATGTCCTGGAGGTCGAGGGCTGTGTAGACAGGGCGACTACCAGCCTCCGCTTCCGCCAGGGCTGGCGCTAGGTCAACCTGAGCCTGGAGCGTATCCCTCGTCTCCTGGCCGTAGTTCCTGGGGGGCGGCGCCTCAACGTCGCCCTTCTTGTAGCTAGGGACGCCACCGGCAGCCGCGTCACCTGATCCGCCGGCAGCCTTGAGCGCTTGCTCCTCGGCCGGATTGACAAACACCAGCCGTTCACCTGGTGGCGCGAATTGGTTGAGTAGATCGGCGGCGTTCTTGAGTTTCTTATCCATTGTTGACCTTTCTGAAAATTTTGTCCCAGGAATACGTTTTAAGTTTACTGGTGCCAGCCGGTGTGACTCGACGGAACATGAGCTTAGGCATCGGCGTCACCTGATCGAACATCGCCTTCAGAGCGCCTCTGCCAGCAGCCCATCGGCAATACCATGCGTCTGGTTTTTTGACCCACCACTGACCGGATGGATCTTTCGACGAATCGACCGGCTTCATCATCAAGAACAACTCAGGCGTGGAGAGCACCAGACCTCCCTGCATGTAGTTGTGGAACTCCTTAAGGAATGCAGTGCGGTCGTCATGTAGCGACATGACCTGCTCGAACGGAGCCAGGCCGTCGAGCTTCTCAAACATTTCAGATTTGACCGCAGCCGCCATTAGTAGCTGTTGAGGATTAAGCTGATGAATTTCCAGTCGTATGCGGAGCCGTGGCTGTGCTCGTAGGCCAAAACAAACTCGCAGCGTGACGGCGTCTCGTTGGTTGGTACTGATCGAGAAACGTAGTAGCGGTGTGCGACAGCCGATCCAAAATATGCCATGTTGGATTTGCTGGAATCTTGCCAGCCGTTTGGAATGTAGCCACTGGCTTGAATGACGTAGTTGTTGATCGTCGAGTTGAAAACCAGGACATAGCTCCCCTTGTCCTTGCTCTTGTCAGGGAACAAGCGCCCCCCAATCACACCCCCACATGTCGTCAACTGACGGTTGACCACTAGTGACAGGGTGCTGTGCGTTGAACTCGCAACAACAGGATTGTCACCACTCGAGGCGTCTGACTCGGATGTGTGCAGGGTGGCATTGTTGCCGTCGATGCGAATGAAATAAACCGTCATGGCATCGAGACCAGCCGGAACAGTTTCTGTTAAAATGACCGCATCGCCGGTGCTGAACCCACTGTATCCGTTGGTGTCCACCAACGTCGTAGGGTTGCCGTCAGCGTCGTTGATGATGCTACCAGGCTCGGCATGGGTGTGCTCACTCGTCTCCGTTGAGATCGATACGTCAGTCGTTTTTTGTATCACGGCCGGCGTCACGTTGACGGCCTGGTAGCTGGGTGCGACGGTCGGTCCGTTCGAGGTCAAAACCTGTCCGGCAGTTCCGGCAGGTTTGATGTTTGCAATTGGGACAATGGTCAGGCTGTCGGAATCGTCGTCGACGGTCGCGACCAGGATGTCTGAGTTTTCTGAACCTGACGCCGAGACCAGAGCTACCTGGGAAGCGGATTCATCGGAGGCGCCACCGCTGATTGTTCCGATCTGGGCGTTGTCGGCGGAATTGTTTTGGAGTTGTTCGCCGTCTTGGAAAAATCCATCGATGTTGACCAGGGTCAACGTGGTGTCCGATATCGAGTTGACGATGCCAGTTGCCGTGCTGGTCGCGCCCCTCACCGTGTCGCCGACAGTGACAGCTGCACTGGGGTCGCTTGCGGCGTAGGTCACCTGGTTGGGCTGCTTATTGATCCTGCTTGCATCCTGGACAGCGTAGTTGTCTGGGCTGCTGATGCCCTTGAAATGCAGTTTACTGGCTGACGTATCGACCTTGACGATTTCGATGACATGGCTCGTTGGGTCGGACCCCTGTCCGACAACCTTGACCCTCTCTCCGACCAGGCCGGACAGTGCGCTGCCGTCGCTGTAGGAAAGGCTTCTCGCCCTGGACAAGGCGACGTCGCCAGCAATCTCATGCGCCTTGGCTGCTCCATCGGCATCGCCAGCGATAACCAGGCTGTCCGCCACTCCCTCAAGTTTAGACAAGCCAATGGCGGCGTCAGCAGCCACCTTTGCGTTCGTCACAGCCGCGTCCTTGATTTTCGCCGTCTCAACGGCGTCCGAGGCAATGTCGGCAGCCTCGACCGTGCCATTGATGTCAACAGTCGGCGCCCCTAGCGCATTGAGTTTTTTCAACCCAACAACCTCGTCGGCGTTGAAGATTGCATTCGGTTTTACGGTCGCCTTGATCATAGTTTGCTTACGGTTTTAACGTCGTCAGCCGTCGCGCTGATTGACGCGGATTTGATGCGGACGTCTCCGCCGGTGTTCTCAATTTTCAGCTGCACGCTGTTGCCCCTCTTGCGTAGCGGTTTGCGTGTGCTCTGGCTTTGTTTTGCGTCCAGGGCCAGGCCTGACCGAACAGAAAACAGGTCGGAGATTTTGACGCTGTAATCTTCGCGCCCCTCGACTCGGTGATCGTCGTTCGAGTTTGTCAGGTCATAGTCTGCGGCATCGAACGGCCGGACGTATTGCGTGCGATTCGCTTGCAACTTGTCGGTCAATTGCGTGTCGTCGTTCACACCATCACCCTTGGCAGTGATGCTGACAGTCGCTGCCCTCTGCTGGTAGTTGACGTCGACTCGGTGGAATCGTTTGTAGCCGGCGTTGGTCCCATGGTAGCCCCTGGTGAGGACAGTCATTGCCACCGGCTCCGGCGTAGGTATCGGCTCATACCGGTCGGTCACCTCGCGCACATGGTCATCGACCGGACAGAAACTTTCGTCGTCGTAGAGGTAGAAAAATCCACGGCTCGACATGAAAAACAACCTGGTTGCGTTTGCGAATTTACAGGTAACAAAATCGACAACGGCGCCGTCGGCAAACTTGTCCACCGATACCCACGCACGCAGTTTCAGGTCGTAAACCAAAATGACGTTGTTCTCCTCCTCGCTGAGACCCTCCATGTTGAGCGTCAGGTTGAGGTTGGATCCGCCGACCTGGAGGTTGTAGCTGTCTCCGTTTTCAACCGCTGTCAGTCCGTTGGCTACCAGGCTTCGATACAGTGCCTGGAAGGAAATCGGAGCGGCGACATACAGTTTGTTGTCATGGAACGCGCATCGGACTTTTTCAATCGCTGCGTAGTTGAGCTGGTCAAATACAGGTTTGATCGGATCGCTGATGGGGACGTCGAGTCCCTGGATCTGTCCCTGTTCGGTGATCGACAACAACCTCAGTCCGTCGTGCGCCAGGAATGCTATGTCGCGGCCGATCCGACAGACGCTGCGCGGAGCGATGCACCCATAGGCTCGAGTCATTTCCTCGAGCGTAATCTGGCTGAGGTCGCCCTGGACGTTTCGCGCCAGGTAAACAGAATGCTCTTTGAACAGCGCTACTGTCGCCTGGTCGACGTTGGCGATGGCAGTGAGTTTGTCACTGCTGCCCTGGTTGATTCTGTAGACGTTTCTAATTGCGTCGTATCGGTGTGCTGCGAGCAGGTCTGAGGCGGCGACCTGGTCGCGGCCGTGGATCGCGAACATTCGATTGCCCAGGTAGATTCCACTGGCACTATTGGGCATCGGATCTGTGCCGTCGGCCGGATGGTCTATGTCTGAAATTTTCTCGAAACCAACATGCGGCTCGGACAACACCAATTGCTCCTGGTCGCTGCCTCGGAGCAAAAACAGACGGTCGAATGCCTGGACGAACTGCGCCTGTTTTCCGACGGTCTCTCCGTCAGGTAGAGGAACGAGGCGTGCGGTGTTGTCAGGGTAGACTCGGTAGACCTGGGTCTCGGTAGCCACCATGACAACCTCAGCCTCGAGGGGGTCGCGAAACTTCCCAACTGCCACCGGTTTTTCAAACGGCTGAACGTCGATCTCCGGCTCGTCGTAGCGGCGCAGCGTGTCTGGGTCTGGTGAGTAAAACGTGACGTCAGAACTGGTCAGAGACAGGCTGGCGTCCGCGAGCAGCTGTCGTCTCGTCTCGTCCAGTGCGTCCTGGTTGAATTGCTGCTGGCCGGCTCGGTAGCTGTTGTCGATCCCAGGAATCGCGCCATGCGCCCTCACTACCAGTCCAGCCAGGACAGGTGTTGTGCCGTCGATGAAAAACAATGGACTGCCACTGTCTCCGACCAACACTCCGCGCCAGAAACCGTCATCGGTTCCAGTGTAAGCCGGCGCCGTCATCGCCCTCTCAGCGCTGAGGATCTGCGACGACTTGGTCGACATTTTTTCGTAGTCACCAAAAAATGACGGCTGGCTCGCATATTGGTCGCTGTGACCAAAGATCATCGCCTGGCCGTATTGGTTTACCTGAACGACCGGCACAGCCCCCTTGTTGGTCAGCAGTGGCCATTCGGTTCCGACGGTCTTCGCGATTTCCTTACGGCTAAATATGGCTGCCCTCGTGATGCTGCTGTCCACATCGGCGTTGAGCAAGTGCAACTTGATGTCGTGACCAGGGACTGCCCTGGCGGCGGTTATGGTGTACTCAAACTGAGTTCCGCTGACGTTGACAAATTTGATCTTGGTGCCAATCGGCACAGCGCTGTGAGAGCAGCCGACAACAATGCGGTCGGCAATCAGCGTCATCCGCATCTGCTGCGCGTGAGTGTGCGAGAATGATCCGTCGGCGTTGAGTGTCTGGTGATCGTGCGCCACGACGACGCTGGTGAAATCCACTGTACTGGCCCAGCAGCTCGAGTTGTAAACGGCGCCGGCCAGGTTGTTGTCGTAGGTGTCAAGGACAGCAGGCAGTCGCAGCGGCTCTCCGTCGCTGCCCAGCATGAGGCTGTTCACCATGCCGAATGTTCCGGCAGCAGTGTCGCCGGCAGCAGGAACGCTTAGGTCTTTGACCAGGTTCCAGACCGAGTCGAAATAATGGTCTCGAGTGGTAGGCTTTTGGCTGCGGTCACTGGTGACGCCCCAGTGCATGCACATGGCGCCGGCTCGAGGCTCGATGACTCCATAGTCCAGGCGAATGTTTTCGGCGTAGGCAAGGAAGCCAGGCGCGAGGTTGCTCGGATCGACGGTCATGTCGATCCCTGCGAAGCCGCTGTCACCGTCAACTTCCATTATTTACCTGAACCAACGAGCCACCCTTCATGCAGTTCCACCTTGTTAGCGGTCAGCTCCCATTCGCCTTCGGCATTCTTGAAATACACTCGTCCCCTCAGCCCTCCTGGGCCGATTCGGAAAACACTGTTGTCGGCGTCGATGAAAACTGCTCGCCGGCCGTTAGCGCAGCCGCTCGTCCACCCAGCGCTTAAAGCGATCAGCATCGTCGCGATTAGCGACAATGTCCTCCGCCTTGGTTGGCTTTTTTTTCCAAGTTCGGAACGCATCAAAAATGATCTCCAGGATTGCCTTAATGAATGAGGTCATCGGACTTGATCTCGTCCTTGGCCTTGCCAATGTTGAGAGCGGCAATCTCAATGATTCGATACCACCAGCGATCCTTGGTGTCGGTCAGGGCGCAGATGCTCGAGGCTATCGCAATCACCGCCGACGCGATGGTGACGACCTGTTCTTTATTTTCGATTATCCAGTTCATGTTTTCAAAATGCTGCGAATCTTGAGGACAGTGTAGGCCAGTGTTGCGGCCAACAGCGCGATGCGTAGCCACGCCTCAATCTCAGTGACGCTGACTGCCAACGTCACACCGTTGATGCCACCGACCTTGGCGATGTCCACAACGTCACGCATGGTGCTTAGTAACCGCCACCGATGTTGGTAACCACATCGGTGTCACCCAGATCAACAGTGTCAGTGGTCGAGGGGATGGCGCATTTAACGGTCACACCCTGGACGTCCAGTTCGTAGTTTCCACTGGTCAACACGGTTGAGAATGAACCGGCGTCGTCGGTGATGATTCGCTTGCGGATCGGCAACGTCACATCGCCGTTGGTCTCCACCGAGATGCCGGACGTTGGAATGATTTCAAACGAATAGGCGGCGACAGCATCGCCAGCCAGGTCTTTAAATGTACCAGTTACTGTGGGCATGTTATAGAGTGCTAGGTTGGGTTGTTGAGGTGTTCCCTGAAATTCTGCGGAGGTAGATCGCGTTGAGTACACCGTAGCCAAAGGGTACTGCGAACGGAACAAATGAGACGTCGGTGGTTTGGCCCAGGTTGAAAACTGTTTTCGCGTAATGGTGACCCTCGACCCACTGTGCGTTGTTAATGGCATCAGTGACGCTGTAGACCCCTCGACTGTTGCTCCATCCGGTGCCGGCTATGACCGGCAGCCTTCTTCCAGAAGGCAACTCGACAGATTTTCCGACCATGTCGTCGATGACAGCATAATCTGCGGTCGACGTCCCATTTCCGTCCACCACAGCCACCTGGACAGCCTGGTTCCCATGGCCATGGGCGCCGCCCAGGACATAGAGTTCGTACTGCCCTGCCGGCATGCCTGACAGCGTCAGGTAAAAACTGGGAAATTTTCCATTCCTTTGGGAGCTGTGAAAATACTGACGAAGGGGTGCTATTGGAGCGGACAGCTGCCACATGCCAGCGCTGCCTTGAATGACGTCCAGCTCAACTCCTGTTGCCTTCTGTGTGTTCGCGTCCAGGATCGCGTGGTTCTTGACGCTCTTGACAACATGTCGACCTGCAAACTGGTGACCGAATAGCTTGGTGTAGACTGACGACTGGAATGCGTTCTCCGACGTCCACGGATTGAGGTCAATGGCAATGGAATCCCAGTCGACGTTCGCCACCGGAGTCGAACCTACTGTTCCGCTCGTTTTGCGAGTCGGCTGCCTCAATGTTGTGGTCGGCGCAGCCAGGCCGATACGCAGCCATCGGCCGGCGGCGGAAACGAGCATGGCCGATTCGTTGCCATTGATTTGTATGCCGTCGACACTGCCGTCAACTGCCTGGCGTGTGCCGCTGACGGTCATTCCGTAAATGGCGATTTGCGATGCACTGCTGTTTCCGTCTGGGCCGATGATCAACACCTGGCCAGGGTTCAGCCTGGCGTCAGGCAGAGTCAGGCTGATGCCGGTCTTGCCCAGGACGACCATGTCGTCCTCGGTCAACGTTGCGTTTTTCTCAAAATAGGTCAGACCCAGTGACAGCCCCTTGTTGAGGTTGAGCTTTTTGGGGTCGAACGTGGCGACGGTCTGCTGTCCGCACACCATTTGGATCTCGCGCCTGGTGTTGTCGCCGATGATTTCCTGGGTGGCGCCGGCTACTCGGAACTTGTCGGCTGCAATTGGTTTCAGCGCTTGGAACTGATCCGACTGAGCCTTGGCGACAAGCGTGCCGCTGGTGACTAGAAGCAGTTCTTCCTGGCTGGCGTCGTAGGCCAAGCCGGCGTCGGTTCCATTGTCGAAAGCCAAGCCAGGCGCCGCCACGGTGCCGTCTGGAAATGTAGGGGTTGCGCTGGCGGTCGGTTGAGAAACAACTTCCCAGCGACTGTTCGCGGCGCTGTATCGCAGGATCTGCTCGTCGGTCGGAGGCGATGCCTGGTAGACCGTCTGCCCCAGGAGCTTGTTGGCGTCGACCGTGCCGGTAGAGCCTGGCTGAACAACAGCGTCGTCGATGGTGCCGCCGTTAATGTCCGGCGAAGTTAAAGTCTTGTCTGTCAGCGTCTGAGCGGCGCCAGTCCTGACGACGTCTGATGCGACTGCGAATGTCAGGTCTGGGACACTGGTTGCAGAGCCATCGCCCAGGCTGATCTGGATGCCATCGCCGCCAGCAAAACGCAGCTGCGAATCGTCGCCGGTCGACTCAACCGTGTCGGTTCCGCCGTCCACGATGATCTGGCGGAAACCGTTGTTCTGCGTGAGCGTGCCGTTGTTGTTCTGGAGCGTTTTGACCTGCGACTTGAGATTGAGCAGGTCCGTGCAGTGGCTCGCTGACATCAGGCCGTTCTGCGTCGTGTCGGCCACGCGCCAATGAATATGCCGTGCGCTGTCAATGTGCAGGTCGGTCGTTTCCCCAAACCGCACACCGTTGCCTGGCGCCTCAATGTCAACCTGGCCGACTGCGTTGTTCGTTGCGAACGACTTGACAACAATGCCAGTCGTCCCCTCAACACCCAGGTCGAGCACCTTGTAGGAGTCCTGCTCCTGGGCGGAAATGGTGGCGATACGGTAGTTTGAGTTGTCAGGGTTGTTGGTGTCGGCGGACCACTGGATGACAGCCGGCGCCACACCGTGTGCTGCCCTGGATTGAAGCAATAGCCTGGGGTTCAGGCTGGCGAAGAAGCCAGCCCCCTTGAAGACAGCCTCTCCGCAATAACCGGTGCGCGGATGAAACAACACCACAACACCGGTTGGATCGTTTTGCAGCTCCAACTGAGTCGTGGATGGCGAGGTGATGCCAGCATATGAGCCGGTGAACTTGTAGCCATTGTCGCCGCTGTTCGCCTTGATTTTGGACCCTTGGATCGTGCCGGACGTTGACGTAATGTCGCCGCGCACATTGACCACACTGCTCTGCGTTGTCCCCTGGCTGATGACCTCGAGAACCTCGTATCCCTTCGCGAAAACACTGACCTCACCGTCAGCCATGATGATCTTCTCATTCGCTGCCTCGGTTCGACGGACTGTAGTTGTGGTCAACTGGTCGAAGACCGCCAGGTCTGATTCGTAAACCGGCACCTTATCGCCGATCTTGAAACCCTTTCCAGCCGCCGGCGTGATGACCAGGTCATCGTCACCCTCGATGATGGTGGAGGTTCCCAGCGAGATCTTGCTCGTAGCCAGGCGAGTGTCTATGTCGACGACCTTCTCACCCAGGTCGATGACGGTGCCGGCGTTGTCATACTGCCGAGAGAACTGAGCCAGGTTAGCTATGGTGACATTGACTGCCCCATCGCCGGTTGATGCGATGATCTCAAAATCACCCTTCTCAGAAATCTGATCGTAGGTGGTTGCGTTGGAGAAATCGTGGACCTGTTTATTACTCATCGAACTAGTCTTGTGTGCGGCACCTGCCCTTTGCGGTTCCAGAAGCTGTCCAGGTCAACGGACAGGATGCCTTCGGCGTTCGCCTCCTCTGCTCCGGCCTGTTCGGTGGCGTTGGTTGAGCGAAGATAGTCTGCGTAAATTGATCGGACCGTATAGTTGATCGACTTAGCCGGCGGCTTGTAAATGTTTTGCGGAAGATCGTAGAGAGGCAGCTGCTGGACCCCCTCGTCGAGACGGTAGACCTCGGCCTTGTATTGCCCCAGGATCTCCTGGCTGTAATCGAACGACCCACCTGGGCGTCCGACTGCGTTGTTGTTTATCAAGCGCAGCTCCTTCGCTTCAATGCGCGGCGCCGGCTTCTTGATTTTCAGCCAGACAGTGTCCTGTGCCTGGTCAAAAAACAGACCGTTGTCTGTGTGCGTGTAGTCGACCTGGAGCGCGGCAGGATCCGTCCTGGGATCACGCTTGTAGACCTCGACAACATCGCCCTGGATCGGCTGAGTGAATTGCCGGCCGTCGACCACGGCTTCGATGTAGTGAACCGTCTCAGGCCAGGGAGCCGCGTCCCACCACAACCTGATGCGGTGATTCCACATCTGCACAACAAAGCGTGAGAAGGGCCGGTCGATGTCGTCTACATCGAGACCGGCCAAGCCTGCTACGGAGCGGATGATGTCGCTGAACATTAGCGGTGACCTACCTGGATTTTTGTACCGCTCGACTTGACCTTCGCGTCAGGGACGTCGCGGAAATAGCTTTTGAGAAAACCTTTGTCTGACCAGCAGTCGTAGCCCTCTCGTTGTCCCCAGTAGTGAAAACTGGTTGCCTCAATTCGGCCGATCTGTTCGCCGAGTCCATCTATGGCCTTGTGTTCCATTTTGTTCCACTCGGCAATCTGACCTCGTCGCGCCTCAGCCTGGGTGCGCTCAAGTTCCCAACCTCGACGCAGCTCGCTCTCGAGAGAGCGAGCTACGTCAGAAGGGAGAGTCTCAATGACTCCGGCGTCCATTAGGACGTTGCGAGTTCAATGCGACCGTGGGCGTTGGGCGAGTAGACGCACAAGCCGGCGAACGTTTCAACGGCGCGAGCTTCGCCGCCACCATTGTTGGTGAGGGCAAACGAACGCGGTTGGATGCCAAACCGGATGCTCACGTTGTCCATGTCGATGATCTGCGCCACGTTGGTGGACGGACCGAACAGCGTGCTGTGGCAGCGGATGGTGCCAAAGTCGCCGGTGAACAGGTCGATGGTGCTCTCGAACGTCTTGTCCTGCTTGGACTCGACGGTGCGAACAACGCTGGGGTGGTTGGCAACACGCACGCTGTCAGCCACCAGGTTGGTGAACTGACGACGGAGCGCCACGCCGGCGAGCATGTCGAACGAGCCAGGTTTGCCGGTTTCCTGGTAAATGCCCTGGAGCGCAGTCTGCACGTTAGCCTCGGTCAGTTGTCCGACCTGGCTGTTGCCGGTGTCGTAGGCCACTTCGACCTTCGCATCGGAGTTGGGTCCATACCCAGCCTCGTCGCCGGAGTAGGTCCGAGTCAGCCACTGGTCGAGGCCGCGAGTGCGATAGCCGACTTCGCCGTTGTCGTCCTGCTTGTCATTGGCCGACAGCATCGTTTTCTCCAGGTCACGCTTGAGTTCCTGGGTCTTCTTCGCCACCGAACGAGCCAACTCGTTGGCCACGGCTGCGACGTTGTTGACGTCCTGGTGCAGCGTGGATACGCGAGTCGAGCGGCGGAGGTAGGAGCCGTTGTTCTCGAAGCGAACACGCTTGCGAGCGCCGTCCTGAACCTTGTTCGGAGTGTCAGCCGCGTAGTCGTTGGAGGACGGATCGAGATCGACGTCGGAGCCGTCGACTGCGACGACGTCGCTAGCGTCCTCGAGCTGGTCTGCCTGCCACGAAAACTTGACGTTTCCAAGCGCCTTTTCCTTTTTGGCCATGGATGAAAAAACCGTGGCCTTGCTGTCGATCATCGCGAGGACATTGCTGAGATCCTCGCGTACGCCGACCGTTCCAATTGTGTCAGTGAAGTTTGCCATTTTCGTTGCCTATGATGCTTTAAATAATTCTGCCAGTTCGTCCCTTCCTCCGCCTGACTTGTAGAACGCGTCCTCGGCCGACTGCACCCTGGCCTTGCGTGGCGTCGGTGCGACCCTGGCTGTGGCGCCAGGTTGTTGTGGCGCAATTTTTGGTGCGGCCGTCTTGGTTGCCATCCGCGCCTTCCGGCCGGCCAGCATGTCACCGATCACCATTTTTGCGTCACTGAGCGAGTTAAGTGCTGGGAACTGTTTGAGGATCCGCGTGGCTTCCTTGTAGTTGTCACTGTTCGGATCTTCATACCAGGCGTAGGCCTTCGCGGCAGCCTGGTCGTTCTGTTTTCGCGCATTCAAGAATTCGCCCTGGTAGGCAATCTCTTGTTTCCGCTTGTCCAGCTCATACGCGAGCGCCATCTGGCTGTTGACCTTGATGCGGTTGACCATATCGGCGTCGAAATCTTGCTCCGTTCCGTCCGCCATGGTCACAACTGCACCGCCTTCGTTTTCCAGCGCCCATTTCAAGTGGGCAGCGGCTGTCTCGCGCTCCCTCTCGATATCCTCAACAGTGTTGAGGTGACTGTAACGTCCCTGGTTGTTTTTCGTTTCGGTTGGCTCCTCCTTTGCAGGAGCGTTCCTCAGCGCTTCAACCTGGGCTTCCAGTTCCTCAACCTTGTCTCGCAGTTCAATTTTCTGGGCCGTCAATTTGTCGACCCTCGCCTTGAATTTCGGATACTCGAGATCACTCAGCGGCTGCTCCTCGACCGTCTCCGGCTCTGGTTCAGTCGCCTCGTCAGCGTTCTCGTCGTCAGGTTGTGAAAGAGCTTCCTCGCCGGCTTCAGCCGGTTCGGTTTGTTCTTGGTTTTCCTCCTGTCCAGCAGCTGGATCTTGCAGATAAAACTGCTCAATCTCGGCCATGTCAGGAGCCTGGTCAGTGGTTTCAGAGTCCACAGAACTCGTTTCTTCTCTCATAGCATCACGATGCCAGCTAGGTCGGCATGATCACGGCCTCTAGGGCCGGTGAGTCAAACCTAGGCAGGCGCATGTCTCACTGACTAGTAACGGCTCAACACATGGGGCGATATGGTGCCAGAAGGACAGAAACAGGAGGGCTATCGTGACCAATGCCAGGATAGCCTCAATGCATTCTCCGGCATCGTCCACTAGTTCAGTTCATCCCTGGCGTCGGCTTCAGTTTGCAGGCTGTGTATGACGTCGTGAATCATGTCCGCACGGCCGCAGGCATGGTTCCTGGCGCTGTCTGTCAGTCCGGCGGATATGGCCAGCAGGCCTTCCGTCGAGGCCATTTCCTGGAGCAGTTCCATTATGACATCAAACGTGGCGTTGCCATTACGAATGGCAGCCTGGCGCCGCGATTCCTTGTCGTTGATATTCATTCTCATTGTTGAATGGGGGCCACTCCCTGGCGACCGATCATCTTGTTCTGCTCCTGGGCGATGCCTTGCTGGAGGTTGGCTGTGTAGTTTTGCAGCAGCTGGCCGAACAGTTCATTGTTTTGCATGGCCTGCTGTATGGACGGCGTTTTCTGGACAAGCTCCTGAACCATTTGAAGTTTGGTCGCAGCTGCCGGATCCTTGCTGGCGTCGGAGTATTCCGCCTCGATTCCCAGCATCATATTCGCCAGGTCTTGCTTCACGTTCGCATACATCTCCTTGCTGGCGTTCTGCGGTGACAGCAACAGGTCATTCGCAGACTCCGGCACTACGGCACGCAGCAGTCGCTCGGTGAACGCTGCCCTGTCAATGCGTCCACTCGAGTCGCTCGGCAGGATCGCAGAACTGATCACACCCAACTTCTCCTTCTGGATGGAGTAGTCAAACTCGTCGACGGAGAACGTGCAGATAAGATCGAACTTGTGCGCGTCCATCCCTATCTCGGAGGCGGCTGCAACACCGGTGATGCGGACCAGTTCCTCTGGCGCCAGGTATTGCAGGCAAAGTCGCAACATCTGCCGGTAGATTTCCGTCCACCCTCGCAACCAGGAACTCACCTTGGCCTGCTGCGCCAACTGTGTTGACGGCTGCGGAACCTCAGCGTGCGGCAACCCATAGTATTCGTAAGCCTGGCGGCGGACTGCGGCATCCAATTCAAACGCTGTGCGTGGTTCGCGAGAAGGGGGTGCCATGAACCCAATGTCGTCCGGTCGCGTCACAGGGATCTGGACGGCCGGTCCGAACTTGTCGATGGCGCCACCCATGCGCTTGTTGAACGTGATGGCCGGCAGGGTGCTGAACGATGTGTAGTCGATGACGCTGTCCAGCTGGGTTTTCAGCAAGCGCTGCCAGTCCTTGCAGACCTCCGGCACACCGCGACTCTCGATCAGTCGCCGCGCAAACTCCTCGCTCTTGAATTCGACGAACGGAAGTTCGCCATGAGCATAGTCCAGGCGACCGTGTTTCGCCCACAGGTCGTCCTCAACCTGGTTGGAGAAAACAGTGTACATGACCGACGGAATGCCATCCTTGTCGACCGTCTTGTAGTAGGCATACCAAACCTCAACCAGGTTGTCGCGACGGTGAAGCAGCTGTCCGCCCTCCAGGTTGAATGCGTCCGTTGTGACGCCAGTCTCGCGACCCTTGTTCTCGACAGCCTTTTCGACCCACTCCTCGTCCCAGTCATCGGTGAGAACCTTTGCGCGGACCTCGGCTTCGGTGTGGAAACATCGACGGAACACTGCCCTGGCCGAGTTGATGCTGATGGTTTCCGGTGGCACCACAAAATCGTCGAGCGGCTTCAGTGCGATCACCTTGGGCTGGTTCTTGCTGACGTAGGGTGTCGGAAAACTGGTGCTACCAGTTTCGCGCAACTCCTTCACCATGGTTCCCAGCTCACGTTTGGCGAGCTGTGGGAACTGCCCTCGGATCAGTTCGACCACAGCGTCCTGGCTGTCGGCATCAGCGATCATCTCCGGCAGCATTTGCAGTGGGGATCCAGCCTCTGCCCCTTGGGCGAGTTGCATGATTTGCTCGAGGTTCACCTCCTGGTCGCGCATGCAGACCTCCTGGTCCCAGGTTACCATGCCCAGTGCGTAGCCGTAGGTCTCCGCGTAGTTGGCCAGCAGCATCGCCTCCTTGCCCAACGAATTGCTGATGCGGTTTCGCGCCCAGTTCAGGAGCGTGCCGGCGGTCGCGGCCTGCTCACTGTCCTGCAACTCGACGCCCTGGACGCGTGCCACTGCTCGCTGTTGTGCCGCCGTGAGAATGTCGACAATCCGCCGGATGATTCCGTCGGCCAGGGGAACGCGAATGTCAGAGGCGCCCTCGAACGGAAAAACTTTCTGTCCGACGGCTTCGGCGTGCTTGCGGCCGTCCTGAGTTTGACCAGCCCAGCGACAGAGTCGCGTGTCCTCCAGCTTGTTGAATGTCTCAATGTCGTTCTCCTCGTTGAACGAGCGTAACAGCTCGCCCTTCAGTTCAGCGACGTCCGGTTGTTTGTCTATGTCTTCGATTTTCATTTTTCAAATTCTCCAGTCATTTTCGTTTCATTTTATATCCGCACAGGTCGAGGATCTCGGCGCTGCGATACCATTTTTTTCCGTACAATCCTCGCTGCCTGCAATGGACGTAACCATCCTCCTCGAGAGAGTTTAGATATTTCCGGTTCCATCCGGTAAGGCGGATGACTTCATCGGCGTCGAGCATGAGCGGCAGCCGCCGATCAAACTCAATAGGTTCCGCCGCCTGTAGCGTGTCGATCAGTTCCATAATGCGTTGGTCCGTGGACGGCCAGGTAGCGCAGCGTGTCCACCATGTCCTTAAATTTGTTCTTGTCTCCGCCGGCGGCGGTCAGGTTTTGCATGCATGAAATCAAATTCTTACAGCGGTCGCTGATGTAGAGCTGCGGCCGGTTCACAATGCTGATCGGCTCCTCGACATTGTATGTCAGCATGTTGTTGATGCGGTCGTAGCCCTGGTCAACGTGTATGCCGCTGGCAGGAATGAAATACAGCGGCGAGTCACCATCGCCCAGGAGGTCGATGAGTGTCTCCGATCCGTCCTGGGTCTGGTGGCTGGTGCCGCCGGCACGCGGATCGATGAGTCTTTCACTGATCTCCTCGCCGGCCTCGAGTCGCAGAAACTCATTCCGATAATCTGACAACCCCCAACCCTGGGGCTTGGCTGCCTCGCCGATCTGCCCCTCAGCCTTTTCGCCAGGCAGCGCCCACTCACCGTAGCGCTCGAAATCTGGGAACTCGCGGTAGACGTAGCACAAGCCGTCCTGGTCGACGGCCAGCCATATCGCAGACCACATCCTACTGCCGGCCGGATCCACGCACATGTAGCGCGTGACGTTTTGCGTTGGAATCTGGTCGTGCGGAATGATGTGAGTGTTGGAAAACTTAGGAAAAAAACCTGCCTGGCTGCGCTCCACGTAGCCGTAGGCGCGGCAGCGTTTCGTGGCCTCTGACTCCGCCGCCAGGGTGCGCTCCATCTCTTCCTTCGGCGAAAAGGGATTGTCCTCCGTCCGAAAAAAAATGACGGCGCTGTCCTTCCGCAGGCACCTGGCTCGGTAGGGCATGTGACCAGGGCGACAGCCCCTGACATGTACCTTGTCCTGGCGGAGCAGTGCGGCCGGCCGGTCGTCGATGACTTCCATGTTGTTCAGGAAATCTGAGACCACTGGAGTCCATCCGGTTATAGGCGTGGCGGTGATCAACATTTTGCCACGCTTCGTGATCAGCCGGTAGGCGCCGGTCTCTATCCAGGAATATGGAACCAGCTCGTCAAACCACAGAAGGTCCAGTGACGCTCCCTCCAAAATATCAGGAGCGTGGGCATAGGAATAGAACGAACACCGTGACCGATTAGGACCGACAGCGACATTGTCCGCGAATCCATTTTTGATGGAGTAGGTAAGAGCAGTGACCTTGCTGCGGCCCTTCAGCTCCTTCCACTCGTTGGGCATCCAATTGTAAATCGCCGACTGCTGGTCGCGGATCGACGACTGGTTGGTCATGCCAAAAACAGCGACCTCATACTCTGGAATCGTTGCCATCTTCTCGGCGATGATCCTGGCTGCATATTGCGTCTTACCGGATCGGTTTCCACCACTGATGAGCAGTCGGTCGTAAGTTTCCAGGAGGCCATCTGCGTCGATCCAATGGGGCAGCCGGACTCCATGGGTGAAAGGATTTTTCTTTGCTCTCTCAATTTTCGTTTCTCGCTCCTCGAGCATCCGTATGACGCCCTGGTCACCCTCGCGTTCGCGCACGGCAATAGCCTCCTCCTGTGAGGGCAGGCGAAACCATGGGTGAGGTGTCGGAGTCCAGTTCATGCGTCCTCTTTGCGGTCGCGGAAATATTTCAGGAAATTCAGACTGCGATCCTTGTTCACCCACTCGTAGAGGCCATGGGGTCCGACCGTGACCGACTTGTGCGGATCGTAGTCCTGCATGTAGGACATGCGCTGTTGGTATTGTTTGTTCTCCCTGTCGCCATGCCACAGGTGCATGACAACATCGTCGGTCCACCCAACATCGCCGCGCACGTAGGCGCCGACGTCCTTCGCGTATTTCGCGAAATCGGCGACGACCTTGGCGTTGCTGTTGGCCAGGACAGGGTTCTCCAGGCCGGCCCTGGTGAATGCGCCGGCGCACAGGCAATCGGCGCCACCGCTGACCAGGCGGTCGTATAGACCTCCGAACCGGTCGAACAGCATTCGGTGCGCTGCCCAGGCGCCACCAGGTGGATGGTTGCTCGAGGGGAACGCCGGCTGGCATGAGCCGTACGCTCGAGCGAAACCGTAGCGAGGGTTCTCTTTGTTCGGCAGGCAACTTTGGTTGAGGAACAAAATCTTCTCGAACAACTGTATGACCGGCTTGTCCTGGAGCAGCTCCAGGGCGCGGTAATACCAGGAGGTCGGCCAAATCAGATCGCAGTCGAGCCAGGCGACGTATTTGCATGACGCAGGCAGCTGCTCTACGGCCAGGTTGATGGCGCGTTCCTTGTGCCACATGACATGTGACGTAGGGAGTTGAATGCTCCCAGGAATGTGCTGCTGATCGTGGACAACCTCGGCGGTGACCAGTTCGACGCCTTGCCGCGCCAGGCTCAACGCGAATTCCCAGTAGTTGTAGAACCGGTTGAAATAGCCGACCGGATTGTAGTAGGCCGTCACAGCCACCAGTGGTTGGCCGGTAGGAACGTCGCACGCCGCGATAGCTGCCTGGTATCGCTCGACCAACTCGAGCCGCCCCAGCTTTTTGGCCGGATGCGGATTGATAAACCGCGCCGGCACAGCAATGTCACCGACGATGTTTCGCTCTTTTTGTTCTTGGGTAAGGTTCACAGTTTCCTCGTCGCCCTTCTTCAGAGCCTGGTAGAGACGTTTGCTGTCAGTAGATTCGGTCTTGCTCATAGAACTTCACCTCGCCAGTGGCCTTGTCCGACGACCTCACATAGGGCTGGTGATTGAACGTCACCGGTCGCGCAATGCGACCGCCACCCTCAAACAACAGCGCCACAAAAATAGCCACCGGACTGCCGGTGTTTTTCTCGTCTTCCTTGTCGCCGCGAAGAGAGAAGGCATAGCCGCATTTCAGGCCTGTGTGCCGGCTCATCTCGCGAAGCGCCAACCATTTGTCCAGCGGTATGAAACCGACCATGCCCTGGCTCCTGAATGTCTCGTAGTCAATCCATCTGCCCCTGATCTCGAAAAACGCCGACGGCACACCCTTGTCCATGACGACAGCGTCCACCGTGCAAAACGGATTGGCGAATTGATGCGCCTCTCGAACGCCGTCATACGACATGTTGAGCCACTCAATGACCTGGCTCTGGTGTGACCTGTCGGCAGCTGTCTCCATCACAGATCCTGGTAGGAAATGACTCGCCGCCGCCTGGGCGCCTCTCCGACAGATATCCAGGTGCCGTCACCAGCCGGCCTGGCCGAAATCTTGTCGACGCCGGCCTTGTAGGCTGAGGCGTCCCTGGCGTGGACCTTGACCAGGCGACCTTCATGCAGTGCCGCCACATGCGCCTGGTAGGAGCGGTGGACGTCCATCAGCCTGGTCTCCCTGGCTACCTCCAAAGGATTGCCCTCCGGCGCAGGATCAAGCGCCGGCTTTTTAGTCTTCGGTCTCCTGGTTTTTTTCGCTGCCATATTTCATCCTCTGCTGCCCCCAGTGCCACAGCCCTATCTGTCCACGCCGACGGAGCCACTCGGTAGCCGCACGACTAAATTCGCGGCACCACTCTTCCGACGGCAAGTCGGCTCCGGCGTCCAGCTCATCCTGGCTCAGGGTCGCCGGCGGTTTTTTCTTCGGTGGCATCCTGGTTGGCCAGGCGCTGCACCAGGATGACCACCTGCTGCGCTCCTGTTCTGTAAAAAATGCTGCGCTCAGTCTCCTCGAGGCCAGGCAACTGGTAGCTCAGACACTCAGCCAACTGCGCCGCAAACTCTCGCGACGGCAGCGCCGTGAATGTATATGCTCGACGGTTGTCGTCCTGGTTGATAGATATAGATGTGTCATTGCCTGTGGAGCCATCCACAGGAGTGTCCTCGAGTTGTTGTTCAGTGCTCATCGTTGCGTTGTGCTGTTCATTGGGTTTGCAAAAAAAATCCTGGTCGGTGTGATCCGTCTAAACCTCCGCCGAACCGACCTGGTCGACCCCCTCCCCCCCATCATCAGCCTGGTCCTGGTCGCTGTGACGGTTCATCGAACCGCCGGCCAGGTCAGTGTTTACAGGGGTCTGGTCATCCTTCTCTGTGTTTTTACAGGTTTTTGCCGGTGGCAGGATGTCTATAATCGCGCCGGCGGAGACTGTCTCAGGCAAGCTGACATGCACATGCTCCACCCTGGACACTCTGCCATCGGTCACGGCCATGGTCTTATCCTGGACGACGCCTAGCGCAACGGATAAATCTTTCACATCCCTAGCCTTCACATCTCCCAGGTCGACATGCTCCAGTGCAGTCGTGGCAGCGTCCAGCAACTTGCCTCTCAGGCCGATGAGCTTCAGCGTAGCCTTCTTGCTCTCCTCCTGGATAAACTCGCTGCAATCCTTCCGTATTCTCGCGACGTTGCTCTCTGCCAGGTTCTCCTGGGCAGCCACAGCCTTGATGCTCTTGCCATCCGCCAAAGCCCTCACAGCGCGTTTATAGGCCAGCGGCCTGCGCTTCTTCGTGTCCTGGCCGATGATCGGCTCTGACTGTTTCCTGGGCATGCAACCAGGTTGCCTGTATCGCCCCATCTGACGCCATTGAACAGCGTGCTACACGCATCTACTGTCGATGATTGATGACCAAACAAAAGCGCCCCAGGGTCATCCTGGAGCGCCTTGTGCAGTCCTTGTCCTGGGATCTCCCAGGCACCACTCATTGATCATTGACCAGGACGTCGGCCGGCTTGTGGCACCGTAGGCACCAGGTTCTCACCTGGTCATTGTCCTGGACGACAGCCAGGGCAGAGTTGCAGCAGTTGCTCAATGCCTCAAGGATGCCGCGTGGCGCCTTGCGAGGAGCCTTGCGAGGAGCCTTGGACCCAATGACAGCTCGTTTGACCTCGAGCGCAGCAGAGCGCACCTCACGGCCATATTCGCCGTCAATCTTGACTGCGTCCAATTCTCTCAAACCGTGGATCACCGTCGGCCTGGCCTTCTGCGCCGCCACGCTGATCCGGTGCTGTGTCCAGCCCATGGTCTCATGCAGTGCTGCCCAGGCCAGCCACCTGGCGAACACTGCTCTCCTGGTCGTGCCGGATCGCGGCACGCTGCGGTTGAGGTGCATGGCATCGGCGGCGGCGTCCATTGCTGTCTCCAGTAGTTTTTCGTCAGTCATGGCTAGTTCAGTTTTGAGGCTGCCCAGGACGCCACAAGGTGGACGACTTTGTGCAGCTGGTTTACCTGGACGGCCCTGGTCATCTCGATGCACGGCTGGTTGTTCCGCCAGTAGCAATGCCCCAGGGCGATGACCTCGCCGCACGGTGTGTGGTAGGAGATCGTGTTGTCGGCGGTAATTTCGTAGCTGCTGACGTCGACTCCTTTGACTTTAATTTTCACTGGTTACCTCCTCACCTCCGTGTATTCCTGTCCATTCCACGCGCCCCCAAGGATCTACGGTCCCGCGAGTATCGGAGTCCTCCGAATTCCGCACATGCACGGTGATTCCAGTCACCACAGCGCCACGTTGGAGCAGCATCAGCAGTTTCTTTCGTTGGATGCCCACCAAGAAAGTGGAGTCAACGGCATCGCCGGATCGCGTTCGCACGCCGTGACTAATTGCGTTAGTGTTCATTCCGCACCTCCATACGCACGTTCCATTATTTCGTTGAGCGTGCTTTGCATTTCGACCTCACACACTTCTTCCGCCATGTCCCAGATCAGCGCGTCGATAACGGCGATTGAGAAATCAACGCTCCGCATTTTCTCGTCGAGCTTCATTATTCGTTCCAGTTGTTTTTGTTCGGTGTCGTTCATGCCGAAAATCATTGTTGGTTTTCTTATTTTGCTCATCCCTCAGAACCTCCATGCATGGTTGCCCCGTCGAATGAGTGGATATGGTTTTTGGTAGGCGTTGGGTCCGACTCAGGGTTGATTCTCTCGACCATTTCCGAGACCACCTCAACAAGCGACTCCCACTCATGCGCCTCGACTGCCAGTTTGACCATTTCCGAGACCACCTCAAC